TCACCCAATCACAGGCGAATATTTCTGTTTCAGCCCATCCGATTTATGCGCGGTGTTGCGTATGGCACTGGCGTTCTCTGGGGTGCCTGTATTGTGATGGGTATGGGCGGCGGTCAATTCAGCCAGTTCCTTGACCACATCCAGCGTGTCTAACATCAGGGTCATCACGTTGATTTGCTGGCTACCCACCCAGATCACGGGGGCAACGATTTCTTGTTTAACCCCCGCGATACTCTGTTTAAGCAGACCGATTTTCTCTATCAGCTTTTGCCCAACCTCAACATTGGCGTCTTTCTCCACGCACGCGAGGTAATTTGAAGAAGCCGCCAGACTGTAATCGCCATCAGCCACTTGCTGAATGGCACCCGCCAATAGGGTAGATGTTCCTAACACCATCGTTTTATCCGTGGCCTGTACCGTAGTATCCCGTGATACCACAGTGCGCGTTTCGGTATCGGCCTTAATTTCACGGTGCATGGACGATTCGTTAATGGTCTGGTCGGTCTGGCGTATCCAACTGCCCTCTTGCGTTACCCGCTGCGAGACTTCCGCCCGTTGCTGCTGCAATTGCTCACCCGGCTTGATATCCGGCAGGGTATTGCCTTGGCTCAGGGTCTGGCGAATAAACGGTTTATCGGGTCTGCCGCCCTCGAAAGCAATTTCAACTACCGTGCCAATGGGCGGATATTGGAACATGCCCGATTCACCGCCTGCCATTGGCAAGGGCAGCGGGACGGCCTGATAAATCGGAGCAGCAGCGTCTTTACCGTCATCATCCAGCAATTGCACATCAACGGCGTAACGGGGGCGAAACGGGTCGGAGATATCACCGCTGGCCGTGTTTTCAGTATGCGCCTCAATACGGGCAAATTTGGGCAAATACAGCCCAGCCGATAATTCAGGGTACGCAGCATCAATTTGGCGTTGTGCGGGGGTTTTGTTCTCCGTTTGGCCTTTGGGCAACCATGTGATGACCATGTTTTCATTAGTCAGATTGACCTTGCTCAACCGCTGCTGATTGACCACAAAGCCCGGTCGCAATGATTGGATCATGGGAATGGTCATCGTATTGCCCGCTGACTGGCTCTGGCTGAATTCATTAGGAATATCGACGGTCTTTCCGGCAAACATCGCATGTGCCCAACTGCCCAACTTAACTACCACCTACTGAAGTAGGTGGGTTAGCGCACTTCGGTGCCGACGACTGAAAGTCGTCGAACCACGCACCTCGTAAACGCGCATAGGTCAAAAAATTAAAGTCAAAGTCACCGTCTAAAGACGGTGGTTTTTACCAATGATATTGAAATAAACCGAATCATCCGGCAACTGGTGCCAAATATAATCATCAATACCAAAAATCTGCCCCAGGTTCGCCAACAACTGGTAACCCGTGCCGTTATGGGTATAGTGCGGTATCGGTTTATCGGTGTAAGGAGCATCCGGTAACGTGAACGTCAAGCCGCTGTGTTCCTGCAACCAGTTTGCAATCTGGCGCAAGGTCGGATGCTGAAACGAACATGGCCACGGGCGATCAAACACACCAACCAACTCACGCACAAACAGACGTTGATAGCCGTTCTGGGCAGGCTGCGAACGTTCGACATAGCCCGTAAACCAACGCAACACCAAATCGGTGTAACCTACATCCAGCCGGACGAGTTTCCCAGTGTAATCGGTGGTCGTCTCAGCGGTGATAAAACCCCGGCCACACGATGAGAGTTCCAGCATGATATTGGCGTCAACCACATGCACTTCATCACCGGATAAATACAGTCGGTTAATGGGTTTCATGATGAAGCTGGCCCGATGGCGTCATTAATCGGTTTTAAAAGCTTGCGCTCAAACCAACTTAACTTTTCGGAATCTTCCCCGGCATTGGCTCCGCCTTTTCCGGTTTGTTTTTTGGCTTGAATAGAACCGGCTGCGCGGGCGTCGCGTTTTTCCGAAACAGACAGGTGTTCCCTTAAAGTAAACGTGACCTGCCATGCCTGTTTACCGTCTACTTTGCTGGCATCAATCGTGCCCGTGAATGTGCCAATGCGAAAATTGATGGCCTGTGCGGTCAGGTTAGCGACACGGTAGCGTTTCAGGTTGCCATTATCTTTCGCTTCCGCCAATGCAAACAGACGCGAGAAAGTTTTCTGATCGGTAAAGGGAATAATCCCCGTGATACGTAATTCTTTCGGCTTGATGCCCTGCTCCGCTACAGCGGTACTGGATGATTGCCCGCTCTGGTCTTTATCCTGAAACATGACCGACGGGGTGACGGTCAGGCTTTTTAACGGTATCGCCTCGCCATCAAGAGCGAGGGTGATAATTTGGCTCATGGTTTAGCATCCTTTCTAGTGAACTTATGTCATCCCCGACAAAAAGTGTTGCCAGTGTATAAACAGCATCCGGCTCTGGAATATCCTTGCGCATCTTCTCGGCTAGCAATGCGCCGTTGCCTTTTCCTGTAAATGCCCAGACACTGGCTGTTTTGCCCACAGCCCCACTCAGGGCATCATTGACTTGCTGCAAGGCGTTTTGTCTGGCCGTAGCAAAACGGGTTATCTGGGATTTTAACCCTACCAAACTACTGCCTACGCTAGCCTGTGCTTTAGCCTGTTCAATCAGTTGTGCATTGACTGCCAAGCGGCTATTTGCCGTTGACAGGGGCTGCGCCAGCGGCAAGCCGCCGCTGGGCTTGCCCGGCAATTGCATTTTGGTGGTTGCCAGACTGTCGGCGGTTTTTGCCATGCGTGTAACCTGCGAAAAAACCGGCAGTGATAACACCGATGAAAATTGCGTGAGGTGCTGCATAAATTCATCGTGGGTCTTGGCGCAGACCATCAACACAAGGGCATTCAGATTGCCTGCACTTGTCAGCTTATTTGACAGATAATGAATAGCGTTGGCCGGGCTTAAGTAACTGCCGCTGTCCGCCTGTTGACCGACGCCGTAAATAAACGGGTGTACAGGTACAATGCTGGCAGATAACCCCGATAAATTCGGGGACAATCGCAGGGTTTTACGCTGCCAGTGCATTATTCGGGTTGCTCCGGCCAGTGGATATCGGGTGCATTTGAACAATCAACCCGATTGAGCAGCACCCTATATTTGCGCCAGCCTCTCAGCGTGGATATTTCTATATCAGTGGCGATCCCTAAATCAACGGCATCCTGACAGATATCAATTCTCTCTCTGGCTTCACTAAGTAATTGCCGTTTTTGCGATTCTGCCACACTTTGCAACTGTTCTGGTGTAGGCGGTGGGATATCATCCCATGTGGGTAAACCGTCAGCCCCTGCAACACGATATTTTCCCGGTGGAGGTGTCAAAAATTCGTCATAAACCGCTTCACTTACCTCTATCCCATCGGTCGGCCATGTCCCAGCGTCAATATAACGCTGTTTCAATTCAACCGGATGAAAAGCGTTATATTTTGCGCTATAAACATATGTCCTCATATCAATACCCCACTGCCCACCAGAAAATATTAAATTGTGCACTACCTGCCCAATACTGGAATGATTCGCGGGTCGGAAAATCCCTCACGCGCGCCGTTCTATCCCAGTTCTCCACACTGCCTGACACACTGGTAATTACAACGATATGACATCCCTTGGCGAACCGCATTGGAAATTTCACGGTATTTCCCTGATATTGCCCCGCATAATACCCATACTGATAAATCAATCCCGTATCACCGCACTGCCACCATCCATCACGGGCAGCAAGATTATTCGTCGTGTTTTTAGGAATTTCGCTGATTTGGCTAGTAATATCGTTAAGTGTTGCCAACGTACCATTTTTTTTCGGGACATAAACAGACTGATCTTCATAGGAAAAGACCAACATATCATTGGAATAATGTGGCTGGGTTTGGATGAGAGCCTTATGACCATCGGCCTTAGCCAAGGTGAGTGTGGCATAGTTATGGCTGCCTTGAATGATATGCGCGCCCGAAGTGAACGTCCAACCCGACTCACGGGGAAGCGCATTTTCAGCGCGCTCAACCATTGGCGTTAATCCCAGATTATGGACGAAAGCGGCTTTATCATAGATGTCAGCACCATTATGCCGCTTAGATAAGCGAGTCTCCGCGTTTTCCCTGACTAAATCTAATTCTTTTTGGGTTGCATAATTGCCTTTCGGTTGTTTTTCACTCAACCCTTTTTGCATTTCTTGTCGAATGGCATAGTCCCCTTTCGGCTGTTTTCCATCCAAGCCGTTTTTTAATGCTTGTTGAGTAGCATAATCCCGCGTTATCTTGCCAACGTCTTTCTTCATTTTGGCAATCTCACGATCACTCAATGAACCTTTTTCACGCAAGTCAATCACCTTGCCATCACTATCCACATAAGCAATGACAAAAACATAATGTGGGTATCCTGCTGCATCAATATAGTTTTTCAGGTTATTGGTTGCAGTGATTTTCACTGTTGTTTTCCACTGACTCACCAGATTACCCTGATAGCTAAAATCGGCATACACGCGTGTATTGCGCATCGCGTTCAGTGTCTGGTCAAACTCCAACACCCCACGCAGCCCGCCCACATAGGCCAGTCCTTTTTTCACCGTGTACTGCTCACCATTGCGGATAACCTTAAAGCCCTCATCAAAAAAAGCGGCCTCGCCGTAACTGTCGGTATTGATCAGGCGCTGCATGTCATCCATACCGGATAAACGTGCGGTAAAATCAATCTGCCACGTTTCCGCCGTGGTTGTGATAGCCGTCTCTTTAGCGGCTCCAGCAAACTCCAGCAAGAAAGAGCGGGTTAAGACATTGCCCTGCAAGCCGTTGGCGGTTTTGATTTTCTTCTGCGTCGGTGCATGGGTGATCATGCCAATCACGCCGGACGCCTTATTCAGCAAGCCAATCCAGTTAAAATCAAAGTTGCCAACCTCGGTGCCCAGCGTGACGCTGTAAGCGACGGCGTTCTCACTGGCAAGCCCGGTTTTATTCACCGCCTGACGGTGTACGATTTGGTTTTGCGCGGGCAGTTTCTCGCTGCGGTCAATGTCCTTTGACGGGTCTAAATCCGGTACATGCGCGAAAACAAACTCGTCCAGCACCACCGAATGTCCGGCAGCCACTTGCTGCGCTTTCCATTTTTCAAAGTCCAAGGTAATCACTGAGGACATGCTTTATTTCCTTATAATGAGGCACCGTAAGTCACATTCGATGCGTTATTTTCCTGTAGGCGGGCATTGTCACAAATGGCTTCACCCGATATGTGCCCTACCCTTAATAAAAGCGGTTGTGTCGGCATGGCGGCGTAATAACAGCAATAATCTGCCCCTACACTCCCCACACGCATTAACAATTGGTTTTTGGCGATCACTTCAAAACGGTAGCGGCGGCAAGTCCGGCCATACTGCCGAATGATGCTCATCAGCAAATCGGGATTCTCGGCTATCTGCCCGTCACTGACACGCAGAATAATCACATCCCAATCGATGCCCGGCTGGCGCTCCAGCAATTCCACATAGCCCACGCCGAGGCGGTCAAAGATGGCAATAAAGCCGGCAACACTGCCCGCGTCTCGGGCGTTGATAAAGGCGTATTTCACCCGCTTGCGAAACAGCGGCAGCGGTTCGCCATTAAAGCGCTGGATATCCCGCTGGTAAGCCAGCACCGACAACAACGCTTCGGTACAGGTTTCCGCATCCAGCTGCGCCAGCGGCCATGTCAACCAGTCATAAACCTGTGACCAGAATACCCGAGCCGCGTGCAACAATTTGGCAGGCTCGCCCTTGTTCATCCATGAGGGCAATGCCAGCCGCGCGAGACGTTCCCTGAACTCAGCCATTTTTCACCTCGACGGCCAGTGATTGCAGTCTCGGCACACTCAGTTCACTGAGAATGTCACCCAATGAAAAGGTCAGTGATTCTATTTCGCTGAACTCACGGTGAATTTCCCGCCCCAGATTGGAAAAGGAAAAACGCGAGTACGGCCATGTTTTCTTTACGGGATATTCGGTGTTTTCCCGAAAAGCGCAGCGAACAAGGTTGCCCACATCGGTTTTCAGTCGGGTGATTTGCTCCTGACTGTAGTTCGCCAGATTTTCCACAAATAGGGTTACGGTCAGTTCATGCTGGCTTTCCGGCATCGGCAGGCACTGCATATCATCCCCGTGGCCGTGGTGCCCCTGATTGCTGATATAATCGTTTACTGCCTCAATAAAGGGCTGGCTGATTACGCCCGAATCCAACAACAAATAGGCATTGGCGGTGCCCGCTCCACGGGGTGCATCGTGCAAGAAAAATATACGGTCGATGCTTAAGCCCGCCACCGCCGCAATCATGCCGCGATAAACGGCGTCGGTGTGGTAATTGCCCACCAAGTTATATTGATTACGGCAACGGTCGCGTAAATCGTTGTCGGACTCAGCATCCGCACCGGGCGTCAATAGCCAGCCTTCTTCATTTTGTACCCGTTCAATACCGGAAACAGCTACGGGCAGAATGCGAAAATAGCCGGGTGCAAGGTTGAATGCACCGCCTGCCAAAGCGGCTGAAACAGGCAGTAAGGCACTGCTGACACCCTCGGCCATTACGACACTTTCCGTCGTGCTGACACGGTAGATTTCACCGTTAAGGCGCTCGGTCTGGATAACCGTTCCGGCAGGCACGGTCACCGATGATGCGCCCGGCGATTTATAGAAACGGATCACGCCTCGCGCTGCTGTGGCTTCCTTGCGTTTCAAATTCACACCCCACGCAAACATATCCAGCCATGTCCCCGCGGCCGTCGCCAGATACATATTTTTCAGCGTAACGTTGATTAATGCCTCTTTAAGCCACAACACCGGGCGCGTAACAATCGTGTTAATCAACCGCCAGAACGGGGACATTTTTGACGTATTGGTCACCAGTCCGGCGTCATCCACAACCTTGGCAAAGGCCGTGCTAATCTCGGTTTCCGTGGTCGGCATTCCGCTGTCACGCAGTACTTTCTCGTAATCAATGTCTGGCTTCGTTTCCATGCCCTACACTCACATTCAGACGGCCAAAATCGTAGGTTTCAGCCGTGATCCATAACTTGGTCGGTGTTTCTTCATTAATGATGACGGTGCCCGGAATAATTCGCTCATCATCTTCGACCAGAATCTCTATCTGGGTGCGGATATCCGCGCGCAATGTCGGGCTGCGCTCAGCGACAAGTTCGGTCGCAAGGCCACTTTCCATAATGGCATGCACGCAATCCTGACCGACGGAAAAGCGATTATGGCAAAAACGTGGCTCATTCCCGGAGTTCAATGTGAAGTTGCCATTCGTTATCAGTAAATCAATGTATTTAGGCTCATCCATAAGCCACGTGCTCCCATTCCGTTAATTGCTCTGGTGTCATGCCGCCCGAGACATTCAGTGTCACGTTCTCAATGCGGCGGCTGTTGTCATTGACCGTCTGTGAACTGGTCGTGACTTCTTTTATCAATCCCTGCTTACCGATACCCTGCTTTTTACCACCTGTCAGCACACCTTCGGTTTCGGGCGGCCTGACTGCTTTCACAGGCTGAATGGTTTGCGCTTGTCCTTGCAATAAACCATTCGGTTGGGTAATTAATTTTTGGGTATTTTCCCCAACGCCCAAATTCGGGGCAGTGGTTTGTGCTATCGGTTCAGCGACTGTCTTTGCAATCGCGTTGGTTTCAATGTTGATGCCCGGAATATAATTTAATTTATCGACAATCCAGTCATAGGTATCGCTGAATGTGCCTTTCAGCCAATCCCATAATCCACTGAAAATATTGCTTAAACCGTCAACCATGCCGGAAAACGTGTCCGCCAATGAGAAACTGCTAAACCAGTTGCACAGGTTATTCCAGCCTTCCGCGATCCAATCCCAGACCGTACTGAATATTCCGCCTACCCACTTCACATAAGCCGCAACCAGCTTAAACGCCGTGGTATTCATGATGGCGGCCTTGATGGCATCCCAGTGCTTAATCAGCAAATAAATGCCCACGGCCAGCAGTGCAATCGCTGCAATAATCAGCAAGACAGGCCACGTCATGAAACTAAATGAAATACCCGCCAAAATGGCCTGCATCCGGACAGCAATCAATATCCCTCGCAGCATTCGCAACGTTGCCTGCCACGCAATGATGGCCTTGCTATAAAGCCATACTGCCGCCGTCCCCAATTTCATGACAAGGGTACATCCCGCCCAAATCCCCTTCAGGCCAAGCCAGATAAATTTAGACACCCCCATCACGATATTGGCAACCGCACCTGCGGCTGCCAATCCGATCATACCCGCCGAAATATAGCCAATCCAACGCGCGATATTGGGAAACAGTTTCAACCAGCGCACCACTAACTGACTGGTGTTTGCCATCCGGTTAACCAGTGAGGACACCACTGGCAACAAGGTTGAACCAACCGCAATGCGGATATTTTGCCAAATGGCTTGCAGCCGTTCCCACGGGTTCGCCATCCTTGCGGCCATTTCCTGCGTGCGCTTCATGCCATCATTCGCACCCAATGCCGTCATGTTCTTGCGCAGCACGTCAACATTGCCGTAAAGCTGTTTGACCACCACGGCCGAATCCCGAACGCCGCTTCGATTTCGGCCTGTGCCTTGAGATTTCCCTCAATGCTTTTGCCGTATTTGCTCTGGAGTTTTTCCAGCATGTCCGACATGGACAGCATTTGCCCGGAGGCATTGACAAAGCTCAAACCGAGTTTTTTCGCCCCACTGACTGCGCCTGTCAGAAATGACTCATACGCCCCACTGGATTCTGTCCCCAGTGAACGTTGTAATTCCCCCAGTACCGCCAATTGTTCATCGATACCCACGCCGAAATTTGTCCCGGCAGCGCGTGCCCCTTCCATCAAATCGGCAATGTCGGTCATGGATGTGCCGAACGTTTTCGACATATACACCGCCTTGCCTGCCAGTTCCTCTGCAAATTGGAGATGCCCGACCGCCTTGGCATGGCTGGAAAACTGGGCAAACATTTTCCCCATGTAACTGGCGGCATCGCTGGCGCTGGATTTCAGGGCGGCGGCGGTCGTGTTGGCAATCTGGGTCATCTGCGGCAAATCCGTTTGTGATAACCCGCCGACTGCCTTGCTGATGTCTGAGGCCGACTGGACAAATTCAATGGCCGATTTGCCATACTGGGAACTAAAAGTCATGGCATCTTTTGCTACCTTGTCCATCACATGGCTGTCAATGCCTTGTAAGGAGGCGGATTTTAACGCTTCGTCCATTTCAATGGCCGGGTCAAGAAAACTTTTGATTGACCAGAATGACGCCGCCAACCCTGCACCGCCAATCGCCAGTTTTTCAAAGGCGCTCTGTGAAGACTGGGCAAACCCTGACACCGCCGCTTTTGTCCCTGCCAGCGGTTTTGTGATTTTATCAATCAGATTTAAGGTAAAATCTAATTCCTGATTCATGGTTCACCCTTGAACGCCAGCGCAATGCCATTGGCCGTTGAAATGCGCATATATTCCCAATAACGATTATCCAGCCAAATTGCACGGGCTAAATTTTCTGAATTATCCGGCTCATTCGGTAAATAATGGCGGCGTAATATTAAGGCTTGTTCGAAGAAACTATTCTCAATCGCCTTAACCCGTGCATTTAGTTTTTTATTTCGATATCCAATTTAGGCGCATATTCGGCATTAACACGCTCAACAATTTGCATGGCTGCACCGGGAATTTGCAAAAGCATATCCAATGCCGCTTTTGATGCGGGCTGCACAATACGGCGTAAATAAGACACAATGGGCACAATCTTATTATCCATTGTCATATCATTAATCATGCTGTTATAGGCAATAATATTGGGTTCAAAATTAATTTCGTTTTCACCAATAATTAAGGTAATGACTTTATTTTCTTTCATGGGTTAATTCCTTCCTTTGATTTATTTCATCCACTAATTGATTATGGCGTGCGGCACACGTTCCATATAACGGGGCATATTCCATAATCACTTCGGCTAACTTATTTCCGGTCGTGCCTGTCAGTGTCGGTAATTTGACCGGACATTTTGTCAGTAAATTTTCCTGATAACGTTCGTCCGATATTGTCGACGGTTTCGTTGTACAGCCGGACAAACTCAGGGCTAACGCACACAGCAGTAAAAACAGGCTTAACCACTTCAGTACGAATTTCTCGCGGGGCGGCATGGGCGATCCCCTCCAGTTTTTCTTCCAGTTGGCGGGCGGAGGTGCTGGAAATCACTTGCAAGGCCTGCCGGATGTTTTCGCCCGTCTCCGCCGCTGCTTGTGTGATTTTCAACTCCAAACTGTCACGGTAATAATCATTGACCTGCCAGCCCGCACCGAACGCCAGCGCGATAACGAAAACGGTCAACGTCCGTGCTTTGAACATCATTTCACCCCGTTATGCGCCAGCGAGAAATGATTGCCATCGGGTCGGGAAAAACGCCCGCCCCATGTACCGCCGAGTGATTCCCAATATTCCCCCAAGGGCAAATAGGCATCGCTGCGGGTCTGGTATTCGCCCCGGATAAACAGATTCAAGTCAACCGCCAAGCGCTGTGTATGCAGGCTGTTGGCGATGCCTGTCCCTTTCTGGGCATTTCGTTTTGCCTGTTCCGGCGAACGGTAGGCTTCCCCGAACGTCACGCGGTACCCGTGCTCGTCTGCCCATAAGATCAATTGGGCAACCAGAACAGAAAATAACTGCTGCTTTTCACTTAATGTCATTTCCTTAACCTCCCTGTTAACAAGGCAATACCGCGCTTGCGTAACCAGACCTCAATTAATTGATAGCCGGCAATCCCCATTGCGCTACCGATACCGGTCACGGCGATGGGGCTAATACCCGGCCACCAAATCAACAATGTCCCTGCCATGACCGACACCGCCGAACCCAAGATAATCCGGCCAATAAACAGCCGTAAGGTGATCGGCTCTTGACCTGTCAGCATCTTACCCACGGCAATCAACGCCCCAAGCACAACCAGTGTCAAAAATGTCTTTTCGTGCTCTTCCATGAGCTACCCCTTACCCTATCAGGCTTTGTGTCAATTCCGCTTCCAGATAGGGAATGCCGTTGATGCGGACAAAGTCGGGGGACGTCACCACATATTTCACTTTGTGGGTCATCACGCTGCCGCCTTTGGGGTCGACATCCAGAATATCGCTGAGGATCAACTTGCAGCCGTAGGCTTCCACTTTCATCTCCTCGTTGCCTGCCTTGGCGTACCACATCAAATCGACGGGCTGAATGCCGCGCCATGAACCCGATGCGCGCGCTTTGGCAGTCACGATATCCAAGTATTTAGTACTGAGTTCAATTTCACCTTCTGCCGCCACATCCCCGGCAATATAGCCGTCCGGTACGCCCTGCGTTTGGGCGGCAGCGGTGTTGTCGGTAATGGACAGGCTGACTTTCTCAGCATGAACCAGATCACCGTCCATGTTGAAATCGACCGACTGGCCTGAAATCCTTTTACTCATGCGGCCTTCTCCAGATTGCTATCCAGCAACAAGCTCACCGTAATGCCTTTCGGGCACTCGTAAGTGCGGATAGTGATATAAATTTCCACCGTGTTTTTATTGCGCCATGTGATCGCAATGTCGCCGTCTTTCGGCGATTTCACTTCGCCCGGAAACGTGACACCGTTAATCTCGGTACTGCGCGACATTTCCCGCAAGGTACGGGCAAAGTAAGCCTGATGCGTGGCGATGCTGCCCGGCGTACTGTTTAAACTGCGGTCGGCAATTTTGGCGATGGCCTGCAAACGCACACGCCGTGCGACTTTATCGACAACCCGCAAATTTTCGATGCTCTGGTAATCCCCACCTTCCACGTCCAAGGTGCGACCGTCTGACCAGTACATGCCGTCATAATCGGGATACCACATCGGCACACTGAAACGCAGTTTTTCCAACGCCTGCAAGGTCGCCAAATCAACGGCTTTCCCTGTGCCGTCTTTCGGAAAGTCTGCCGTGCCCAAATCCGTTAATGCCCCGGTCTGTACCCGTGCCGGGCTGTCGGCCACGGTGACGGCGCGATTGCATAAACGCCCTGCCAATACGCCCGCTTCATTGCCCCACAAACACGGGACAAGTTGCACTGAGGCCACGGCCTCCCCCTTTTGCAATTCGGCCAAGCGAGCGACGTAATCCGCCCAAGGCTCTTTGGGTTGAGGGGCATCCACGGCCAGAATTGCCCACTGCCAACGGCCAAACTTGGCAATGGTATTGGCGCGTAGGGTTTGTGCGGCCTTAATAACCTCTTTGGTTGCACCGATGGTCAGCACATACCCCTCAACACTGGCAATGGATTGTGCGGCAATCACCGCGTCCACGAACGCTTGTTCATCGGCCTGCTCCGGCAGGATATGCACATAGCCTGACCAGTTTTGGCCTGCATTTGCCATCGCCGCCAGTACATGACGTTTGAGCGCGGTGTTTGCCGTTCCCAGCACAGCATCAAAGTCCGTCTGGGTATTGACGGCTATCGTCTTGCCCGTGTTGGCCTTGCCCGTGCCAACGAAGAGCAATACCCGTTCAATCTCCTTGGTTTCGCCTTGCAGTTGGTTAACTTGGTTAACCTGTACATGTGGCCACATAATTTAATCCCTTAATTAAGGCGCTACGCGCCGTATCCAATGCCTTGCAACTGGCGAGCCAGCGCCTTACTGAATTCCTCATCATTCAGTCCTAAGAATTCCCGCCCTGGGACGTCAAAAGACCATGAATTTTTTACCGCCTTGCCGCTCAATTTTTGGATCAATGCCCCGGCTTGGATAAATTTCATATTGGCGGTAATTTCTTTTATCGGGGGTTTACGCCAGCGTTTTCCCTTTTTGACCTGATAACCCAAGTCCCGCAATTTTTTCGCTTGCTTGATGGTCGCCATCCGCTCACGATCAACCGTCTTTTGTACCTGCCGTCGATTGACCTGTACCCGCATCCCGTTTTGCTGGGCATACCCCACGACACCTGCTGGCACTTGCTGTTTACCGTTCCGGTAATGCCCGCCTTGCAAGTAAATACGCACTGAATCAGTTTCCGGCATTTCCCGAATGTGCAAGAGCTTCGGCATATTTCTGAGCATCTTTTTGCGCCACGGGCTTTTTCTTTCAGCCCAACTATCTCCATCAGGTGAGCGCTGATTTTTTACATTGCGTTTGGCTGCCTGAATCACCCCGTATTTTGCAATTCGCCATAACAGGCGCTGGCGCTTTTGCGGGGGAAGCTCAAGGTTGCTTAATGCGTCCTGCATCTCTTTAAGCTGGTTGCGATTTAATTGGCCGTGAATCATGCCATTTTTCCAATCGCTGCCCCGGTTTCGTCCACACTGTGCACCGCGCCTTGTTCAGCAAACCAGACTTCGGTTTCAGCCAGTGACCAGCGTTTACCATCAAACGGGATCATGCCCTTGGGGTCTTCGCGTATCACCACAGGTTCAGCCAGTGATAAGGACACCACCACGACCGCCGTTACGCCGTCCACTTCCACGGTTAATGTCGGTTGCTCCTGCTCGACATTGGCATCCCCAAAGCTATTTCCCTGCTCGGTTAACCATGCATCAATCAGCAGGGGGATATTGCGCGGGTCGCACTCCCGATAGGGAAAGCGCCCCCATGCAATCACGGCTTCGTATTGCTGGACAAACATCTGATATTGCCCCAGCCCTAAATCCCGTTGCGCCGGAATAAAACGGATTTCGTCCATTTCACTGGTAAATTCCGTTTCACAGATGCGTTCCGGCAGATTTTCCCGCAAAAAGGCGGTTAATTGCTGTAACTTGCTCATATCAGGCGTACCGTTGCGCGTTTTAAGCCTTTCATGTTGCGCAGCACCACAGCGGCTTCTGCCAGCAATCTACTGCGCACTTCCGAGCTTTCCTGTCCCGGATTGGGGGCACGGCTGACCAGAGTCGCGTATTCCCCCAGTAAATCGGCTTTTGCCCGGGCATAAACCGCTTTCTTGTACTGACTGACCAACGCTGTCATACCATTGATGGAAATGCCCGGCACTGCCGCCGCCGTTTGATAGCCTTTGGCCTGCAAACGCAGTTTCAGGCGTTGCAAATCAAGGTTGATTTCAGCCACCGTCGCCAGCAAGGCATTCGCGAGCATGTCGCTATCCAAATCGATAGGCAGTTTGCGATTCACCTGAAATTCCCGCACATTCAAATCCGGCCAAAAGCCGTCATTGGTCAACGGGGCATCCCGATAATCCACGGTATTGCCATTAAACATCGTGCCTCTCTCCTTGAAAAAAAGCGGGCTGTCCGGTTTCCACGGCCATCAACAACAAGCTGCGATGCCTCCACCGCGCCCGCTCCGGCTTGCGGTAGTCGTTACGTTATGTTTCGGTTGTCAGTGCCCGTCTACGGGCGGCAATCCGTTGCCGATAGGTCTTCACGCCTGATTTCGGGTTGCACTGATGGGCTTTCGCGAGCCAATCATCAGCCTGTGTCAGCACATCCAAACTCTCAACCGAACTTGCCCTAATTTCGTGGCTATCCCCTTTCAGCAGATTCAAGGCGGCAAACTTGTAGTACTTGGCCTTGATTTTTTCGTGTATTTCCCATTTTTCAGTGACATTGTGAAATGTCCTTGAAAAATAGGGTTCCACAGGGTTGCCCGCTTCGGCTTCCGCCTGTGCCCAGAGTAAAACGGTGTCGGCCACAAACGCCGGAAAACCACTGCGAAATTGATCGGGGGTGAGCTGTCCTTGCTCAATGGCAATATCTGCCCAGTCCAATCCTTGGACAAAATCCCCGATATCAAATAACCAAATTACGCAGTAGGCGAAAATCGGGTTACGGTACACGTCGCCTTCATCCAAATAGCGTTGTGCCGTGGGGAGATAATTGGGCAGCAGTTCCTGTCTTTTCATCTCCACCTTTTCCGCTATCAGTGTTAGCTGGCGCAACCGCTTAACATCCTGCTCAATGGCACGGGCTTGCAGGTGCATACTGGCACCGTCGGCAATGGCGACGGCTTGTTGCCGTTCCAGTTTCTGGCGTAGTTCAACCGCTGCCCGATGTCGTTGAACAGGTGATAGCATTATTCGTTATCCATCGTTTCTTTCGGTTCGGCCACGGTGCCAATCGTCACGGCGTTCTCATCATAGGCCGCGTACAATTCCGGTGTTTCCAGTGCATAACCTTCATTGCGCAGATACTTGTTTTCGAACTGCTTGCGATCGTCCACAAATTCCGCCTTGCGTTGGCGGGTATTGCGCTGCGTCAGGATTTGCAGGTTTGGCAACATGGTGACAACCATACGCTTGCCCGGCATAAACGGCGGCACCATCGCCGGACGACCTGCAATAGAGCTACCCAGCATTTGGGCGGCGATTTTTTCCGTTGGCCTATCGGCGGACTGATAAAGCCGGTACTGTTCCGCCGCCACCAAATCCGCACCAACCAGCACCACTAAACGGGGGTCATGGCGGAACTGTTGCGGAATGCAGGTGTTAATCAGATCGGAGGCCATCGCATCCAACGATTTAAAATCCCCGTGTTCATCCAGTTTCACCGGGGCAGTCATCACCTGTTTGCCGTCATGCCACTCTTTGGCAATCTGGTGCCAGCCTTTGTTGACATCTTCCCCGTTCGGATTCGCTTCTGGATCTGTGGTATCTGCCGCATACTGGCCGTTAAAGCCGATGCGTAGCATATCCAGAGCAAACGATTCATTGGTAAACGCCTGCATTCGCTGGAAAAACTCTTGCTCACTGCCAGAGTTCGCCCAGATGGACAGCAAATCCCATCTCAACGCCGCGCCGGAATCCGTTTCTTTCAATTTATATTCATTGCCGTCAATACCCGTGGCACGCATAAAACGGCCGTCTTTTTTGCGTCCCGTAAAGAGTCCGGGATTGCCCACTGAAACGACTTGGCCGGACAAATGGTCTACATCCGCACAAGTGATCATGCTGAGTAATTCGACCGATTCCAGCAACGCACTGCGTAAAGCTGTTTCTTTCGGGTCAGTCAGCGCAAAGTAGCGTGATGTATCCTCTACCCCGTAGGATTCGGCTAACCCCACAGAATACTGCTGCAAAAATGCCCGTGCCCTATTATTTAATTGCATAGCTCTTCCCTTTGCTTTTTCCCATCAAGGGATCACAGAAAACCGAAACGGTCGTTTTTATCGCCTTTCGGGTTTTTAGATGGCAAACGGGTTGAAATACCATCCAATTTGCTGAACTTTTTCAGGAGATTCGGCAGATTGTCACGTAAACGGGCAAAATCTTCGGTATCAACCACTTCTTTCACCGTTTCGATATCTTCCTGAACCTCTTCAACCTCTTGCGCGGTTGATTCCTGTTGGCTTTCCAGCGCTACAAGACGGGTTTCAAAATCGGCGAGTGCTTGCGCCAGTTCCTGCAACGCATCATTTTCTGATGGTTCAGTTGTGGTTTCTTCCGGTTCAGCGATATTAAATCTGCTACGCCATGTTTTTTTAGTGCCTTTAGCCATCCTTTTCCCCTTACTTTCCTTAATTTCCATCACTTCATCGATAACCAGCGGTTTATACGTGCCTGACCGACAGAATTTTTTCTTTTTACTAAACTGCAAGCGTGTCGTGCCTACACTGGCTGGTGAACTCGTTACAGCCAGCCCTTCCAGATATGATTTGCCTGTCCCTCGCCAGTTACCGTCTATCGTGAACTCCACCGAGGTAAACAACAGTTGTCCATCCCGATTAGCATCCAACAAGCGGTAATTGGGACGAAGTTGCGCATATAAGCGCAATAACCCGTCATCGCCCCGCTCAGTTTTAACGGCGAGCACTTCCCCCATCGTTCCTGTCCAGCGTTCATGCTCCGGCCAAATCAGGGCGGTATACAGTTGAGGGTCATAAAGTTCTTCCGCCTCTAAAAGCCATCGTGATTCCATCACCCGGCCATCAACGGTGTCGCCTTCCATGGCAATGCATATCCAGTTCGTCATTAACTGAGACATATCGCATTCCTTTCGTTTGCTTCAAACACAGTATTACGGATTCCATCAGCGGCGGCGAGCGGCGCAATGTCAATGAATTCGGATATGGCGCATAACCGAATTAAACCGAAGTTATTCGGACGAAAGGCGGAAATTAGCCCTGCATAATGAAGTAAACCAAGACAAGGACGTTGAAAACGATGGCTAAATATTCTGATGAATTAATCAAGGTGGCGAAATCGCTGTACCTGCGCCGCTATACCCCGGCAGAAATTGCCCATGAACTGAATCTACCCAATCGGCGAATTGTGTATTACTGGGCGGAAAAATGGTGCTGGGCGGATATGCTCAGCCATGAAAGCGTGATTGAGGCGATTAATCGCCGGGCGGCGTTACTGAGTGAACGCAATAATAAGACCGCGCTGGAACTGGACGAACTCGACCGCCTGATTGTCCATCATGTGAAATTGATGGCACAAGAAAATAAACACAAAGAGAAGCTGGCTGAAATCAAGGCTCGCGCACAATCAGACAGTCATGGCGATGATGCGCCATCGGGTGATGGTGAACCGAAGAAAAAGAAACGCCAGCGTAAAAATGATATTTCGGCACTGACAGAGGAAGATTTCCAGAAGTTTGCGGATGAAATGCTTTTCGGCTATCAGAAACATTTGCGCAATAATCTTGCCAAGCAAATCCGAAATATCCTCAAGAGCCGCCAGATTGGGGCTACATGGTATTTTGCATTTGAAGCCTTTGAAAATGCCGTGTCAACGGGTGAACCACAAATATTCTTGTCCGCGTCCAAACCACAGGCGGAAGTGTTCCGTTCCTACATTGTCAATATTGCAGAACAATTCTTCGGGGTCACACTGACAGGGAACCCCATTCGCCTCAGCAATGGCGCGGAACTGCGCTTCTTGTCCACCAATAAGAACACGGCGCAATCTTATTCCGGGCATTTGTATTGTGACGAATATTTTTGGGTGCCTGATTTTAAGCGCCTGAATGAAGTGGCTTCCGCAATGGCAACGCACGACCGCTGGCGTACCACCTATTTCTCAACCCCTAGTGCCAAAACGCATCCGGCTTACCCATTCTGGATAGGCGACGAATGGCGCGGCAATGATGCCAAGCGCAAGCATGTTGAATTTCCCACGTTGGATGAAATGCGTGACGGCGGGCGAGATTGTCCCGATGGGCAATGGCGCTATGTCATCACATTGGCCGATGCCATCAAAGGCGGCTTTAATCTGGCCTCAATGGACAAACTGCGTAACCGCTATAACCAAGACACCTTTAACATGCTGTACATGTGCGTGTTTGTTGATAGTGGCGCATCGGTCTTTAAATACCATCAACTCGAAAAATGCAGTGTTGATATCAACCTTTGGCAAGACCACGACCCCAGCGCCTCGCGTCCCTTTGGTGAGCGTGAAGTCTGGGGCGGCTTTGATCCGGCTCGCTCCGGTGATACATCAACCTTTGTGATTGTCGCCCCGCCCCTGATGGCAGGCGAAGCCTTTCGGGTGCTGGCAACGTTCCACTGGCAAGGGATGAACTGGAAGCATCAGGCCAAATTGATTGAAGACCTGTTCAAACGCTATCGCTTTACCCACATCGGCATTGATACCACGGGAATTGGTCACGGTGTCTATGAGATGGTGCAGGACTTTGCCCCACGCCAGACACAAGCTATTCACTACAGCCAACAAAGTAAAAACCAATTGGTCATGAAGATGATTGATGTGGTGAGTGAAGAACGGCTTGAGTGGGATCAGGAACAAAAAGAAATCCTGGCCTCATTTTTGGCTATCCGGCACACCACCACGGCGAAAGGCGGCGCAATGACCTTTGTTGCTGACCGTTCGCAGGAAACTGGACACGCTGACGTGTTCTGGGCAATTTCCCATGCTCTGATGAATGAACCGTTAAATTACGAGAAGAAACGCACCTCTAAATATAAATTTCAAAAGGCCGCCTGATGAGCAAGAAAAAGTTAAGGAAAACCGCTAAAGCCCAGCACACCAACCCGCGCCAAAGGAAGATGAACCTGATCACGCTGGGCAAGCCTGAGCCGATATTGACCACCATGACGGATTACCAGAAAATCTGGTATGACAATGATTATGATCATTACACGCTGCCAATAGACCGCTTGGCGCTGGCGCAACTGACCAATATGAACGGGCAGCATGGCGGCGTTCTCTATGCCCGCCATAATATGATTGCTTCGGATTATCTCGGTGGAGGCCTGAGTCATGAACAATTTAAGGCGGCCATGATGAATTTTTTGATTTTCGGCGATGTTGCCATTTTGAAAGTGCGTAACTTCTGGGGCGATGTGGTGCAATTGGAGGTGTTGCCCTCACTTTACTTGCGCCGCCGCAAAGACGGGGATTTTGTCGTATTACAGGAAGGTGACCCCTTGGTCTATGCGCCGGAAGAAGTGATTTTCATCAAGCAGTATGATCCCCAGCAGCAAGTCTATGGCCTGCCGGATTATATCGGCGGTATCCATGCGGCCTTACTCAACTCGGAAGCTACTATTTTTCGCCGTCGCTATTACCATAACGGCGGGCATACTGGCGGGATGATCTACATCAACGACCCGAATATCTCTGATGAAACCGAAGAGGAAATTGAGCGCAAGTTACAGCAAAGCAAGGGTATCGGTAATTTTGAAACCATGTTTGTCAGCATCCCCAATGGTGATCCGGACGGCATCAAGTTTATTCCGGTCGGGGATATCTCCGCCAATGATGAATTTGCCAATGTAAAAAGCATCAGTTCGCAAGATGTGCTGACCGCCCACCGATTCCCGGCAGGATTGGCGGGCATTATCCCGACCAACGTCGGCGGATTGGGTGACCCTGAAAAAGCCCGTGATGCCTATCGCAAGGATGAAGTGATCCCCGTTCAAAATATGTTCATGAATGCGATAAATCATCCCGATGTGCCAGAAATATTACATATCCATTTCAAACAAGATAACGTAAGTTCGGGTGCAAAATGCGCATAAAAATGATAAAATCGAGGAAAATCGATACATTGGGAATGAGGAACATGCGCGTATTAAAAATAATCTGCCCGGAGTGCGGCGCTAAGGCTGTCATTCGCAAAACCAATCGGATGCATCGTCAAATTGCTGATGTTTATTGTTCATGCTCGGATGTTGAATGCGGGCATACTTTTGTCATGAATTTGACGTTTTCACACACCATCAGCCCCAGTGCCAAAACGGGCGATATTTTGTTGCAGACTGTGATTAATAACCTCAATCCGCAACAACGCCAAATGGCGTTAGATTTGCTGCAAACCAGTGCCGCATAATTCAATTTTTGAGCCACTATTTAGTGGCTTTTCTATCACCAGTTCACTTTTAACTTGTAGCACCATTTCCTCAACCCAATGTAATGCCAACTGCCTGTCTTTATCGCCGAAATCATCCGAACCACCAATCTTAGCGATTAATTCAATACGTTCTAAAAGTACAAATGCATTCAACGCATCCAACACCATACCCCTTCTCCCTACATTTCTTTATACTGTGTTTATAAACAGTATAATGTAGTATAATTGTAAATTATAGTAATTTCACAAAGAAATAGTAAATTATGTGACTTGCTCAATATTTCCAGATATTTCCTGCAACAAACTCAAATAGTGTCCTTTAGGGTCGCGTATAATCTCATTAATATTCAATTTCATAGGCAGTTTTTCACTGAGCCTATTCATTAACATCTTCGCTCTTTCCGTATGGGGCGGCTTAGTTCTGACCACTTGCCCAAACATGGACAAACGATAGTACTGTTCCTCTATTTTTATACTGCTTCCTCTGATTAAAGCCCGCGCAAAACCATCACTGATTGCCAGCCCCTGAAATTTAGCCGATTCATGCACCCGTTTTACCCGTTCTGGCTCATTCAGCTGATGCCAGCCGTGATAAACCTCATCCAAACACAAATCGCTTTCTTGTATGGCTTTATTAACCGTACTTCGTGCCTCCGTACAGTTATTGACAGAACTCCAAGAGGAAGAAAAATCAGGGTCAAAAGCCAAACCCTTGTCCGCAGCCAACGGGCGAGATTTCGGGACAATCTTCCACTTTACAGTACGAGTAACAAAAGAAGAGGACTCGCCCAGTCGGGGCGAGTAAACACCAGAAATGCGTTGAACATCTTCACCGTAGATATTGCCTTCCTCAGTCACTTCATAAGCAAGACGCACAGTGAGATCTTTGCGGGCAACCAATGGCCCACCTTGACATTCGGTATAGGCTGACCAATTACCCACATCAGCCGCAAAGCGAACGTTATCCATATCCTCATCAGACAAAATTTGCTCATCACCCCGCAGACGGCGTAATTCACGCCAAACAGAGACAGGAGCACCGCCAATTTGCTGGAACTGACGAATGCGCCAGCGGCTTGCCCATGCAGAAACAGAGCGAGCCATATCCTTAAGGTTGCCCCCTGTTTCATTATCAACTTCGCCATCCAGCGCGTAGCCATCAATATTCTTTGAGATATATTTGGCGATGTAACCTGTTGCACTGCCTTTTTCGGGATCAATCGGCTTTACCAGAAAACGAGCATTGCGGGCGTTTTCACTGTTTAATTCGTGGGCGTCTTCCTGCATGGCGTATTCCCGCACAATGTTCCGCATTTTTTCAACATGTTCAGGCAGCATAAACAACAACAAATGCCAGTGCGGTGTACCATCATGATGCGGCTCAACTACACGGAAACCGAAAACACTGATCCCCGCGCGGGAATAAGCCGCCCGAATTTTTGCCCAGACACGGCACAGATATTTTTGTGTATCACGCGGACTTGCGCCGTTCCAGTTCTTCACAAAACCGCCACCGCTGTGGGCAGAGTGATATTTAGAGGGGGCAGTAATCGTATAAAAGTCACCGACACAGCCCATTTCATTGGCTAAATCTTCAAAGCCACGCTGACGTACCATTAATTCGCAACGACGAACAGCGGGGTTAGCAATACTGCCCAGCACTTTATCGACAAGTGAAACTCGATCACCCTCTTCATTTTCCAGTTCGAATTCTTGCAGATACTCCCAATTGCGGCGCTTCTGCTCCTTCCATTCTTCTAAGGTTTTACGTGAGACATAGGATGAAGCAGCTTTTTGTACCTGACCCACAGCAATGGCCATATGTTCTGCACGAACATCACGCATCCGTTTTAAACGGGCATACCACCATTGATCAGACATCATACGCAGCAAACCCGAACACAGCTGATCTTCCGTGGGTGAAACCCTGCCTTTTGCCAATTGTTGTGCATAAGGTGCAGTTGTCCCAATCTGCTGAGTTAACTTTGCCAACCGGGTGTGAATATGCACCAGCCTCTGATGGGCTTCTTGTTCGTTATCTGGGATGACTGAGTTATTTACTAAATGCTCGTAATTGTCAGTCATGTACCGCGCTATACCGTGCGCCAGTAATCTAATCTCTTTGCGCCCTGATGTGGCTAGGCGGTCAAGTTGCTCAAAGAATGGAAAAGGCACCGCGCCCACAATTTCACATTGAACCTGATATTGCTCGCTGACCAAATTGAACCGTGGTAATACATTCTTACTGAACTGACGCAAAAACGTATTAGCCCGGCGACGACCGTCACGGCCTGATTGCTTGAAGATGTTGGCATAACGATTAACGAAGTAAATTGCCAACGAATCCGGTAGATGTCCAAAATACTGATGACACCACGTGTAATCGTCTGGGTTCACTTCCCACATAACGCGCTCAGCCAGAGTTGCGATCTGTGGCATCTCTGGCTGAAATTTGCTGTATTGGCGGCGCGATTTAGATTGTACGCCGCTGTTTTGTTTTGCGCTTTCTACAATACTCATACAACCAAACAATCAAGAGAGGACAATTCAAACGCAACCAAAAGCAAAACTAATTCCCCGGTGATATTCGGATATAAAGCACTATTAATGACGGTTACATCAGTCACTTTTACAATAATAGAATCAGACGTAAAATTACCGTTATCATCAATTTCATATAATCCAAGAAAATCGCCTTTTTTATATTCATGGTCATTAATTATAAATTCAGCTTTTTTCTCACCGCTTTTTATTGTTTCAAAATAAATGTTTTTCACTTTTAAGTTATATATTGTACTCATTTTATTTATCCCTTTACGTTCCAATTTTTTTGTTGCAATTCAAAATAAGCCTGACAATCAACACAACGATAACAACCAACAACTTGAATACGACGTAATTCTGGAATTATTTCTCCGCAGTTCTCACACTCAAACGCTGAAACACCTATAGGGCGATTAACATGCTCTGCAATTCGGCGCGCTAATGTTTCTTCTGCGTGCTGGCAAGCGCGGTCGATAACATCAAACATAGTTCCACTCCTGCGCTTGGCGGTCGATGTTCTCAGATTCACTTTTCAAAAGAGCCGCACTGGCTGAGTGATCCATTTTGTTTTTCAAAACATGAAGGGATAAACTTTCCAAGCGGTAGGAAAATTTTTCAGCATAATGCTTGCGTTCATCCTCCCGAACCTGCTTTATTAATTGTTCAATACTTTTATTTTCCATTTGGTTATTTCCTGTTTTTAGATAAAAAGAATCCCTGACGTGTTGACGCCATTAAAATAAATCCGGTAATTATTGTTATTTAATTAGGTAGTGATAAATCTTTCGGCAATACTGCACTCGCTGCCTTAATTAAATTCATAGCCTTAATTAAATTAATTCTTTCCTCACTGGAAAATTGATTTAATTCCAATCCGTGCCGCTCTTTAGGAATACGAGCAAGATAGAAAATAGCGCCTAACAGTCGGATGTTATCAGCGTAGTGCTCATTGCGTTTATCACGCATTTCATCCATAAAGGCAACCAACTGCTCATTAGCAGATTTAAAATGCTCCGCTCTGAGTTGGGCGAGTTTATTTAAACCATTAGCGCGCATTTCAAAGGGAATAGGGAAAGCACGCTGTTCTGTTGATTCAATTTGGTATTCCGTGTTCATTAAAACCTCACCGAAGAAGAAACAGAATGAAATAAGCAACGGAGCATAAAACAATAGGAAAAATAAATCCGTCACTCGCCTTTGTATGAAACGACTCACTTGTTAGTTTGTATTGGTGTTGCTGTTGCTTTAACGCGTTCATGCTGACCTCAGACTAACGATGTACCCATCCCTGCCACTGCATCAACCGCTAAATTAAACGCAGGGTTTGAGTGCAATCTTGATGATATGGCGACACCCGCTAACGTTAATAACCGGACGGCGTTATTTACATTTCTCTTAAACTCCGCCACGCGAGCATGATTAAAATGCTCACCCGAAACAGCCTCACTTGCCAGCTTGCCCACTTCTGCCGTTGCCCCTAACAGGTAACTTGGCATGTTGGCATTACAAACTTCATTAACCGGCACTGATGGCTGACACTGTAATTGTTCCAGTAGGCCGTCCAAAAGGGAGGCATCTTCTGTCGCATCCGTTAACTTCATCAAGTCAACACAAGTCAGCATGTGACGCTGTTCAGGGTTTAACTTGTTGCGCAGTATTTGCGGAGACATACCAATAGATTCCGCGATTTGTGTTAAGTCTCCCTTATGCGTATTAGAGAACGCCCGACACGCATTATCAAATTGCAATTGTTTGGAAACCCGGTAATCAAACATTGCTTTTATTCTCCAAAAGCGAAATGCTTTACTCGTATTACGCGTTAAGTGAAATGTTTGATGCTGAAAGGGCTTCAACAGTAAGAGCTGCAAGGTTGATAAAAACAGTACCTTGTTTCAGTTCTTTACTTTTACCACGAACTGGCAATCGTCCATCAGTAATCATGTTTCTCACTGTGGTTTCTGATAAACCAGTACGTTTCATGTACGCACTTACAGTAATGTAAGGGTCAGGGATGATTATTGTAATGTTTGGGCGCATAAGGCAAAATCTCCTATTTACGGTTATTTGTGGCTATTTGTCTTTTACTACAACTTGAGGCGAGTTTATTTCGTATATAACTACAAGTCAATAGATTTGTCGCTTTTTACGAATTTACCAAAATGAATATGGGCAAATTTCACTTAGAAATGTTCGGCGACAGTGCGCCAGTGCTGGATCGCATCATTGAAGCATATGGCTTTAGCTCAAAGCTAATGTTAGCTCAACACTTTGAAATGGCATCTAGTAGTTTGGCTGGACGATATAAAAGAGATATTTTTCCGGCAGACTTAGTTGTTAGATGTGTAGCTGAAACAGGGGTAAATCTTGAATGGCTTGCTACTGGACATGGCAAGAAGTTCGATAATGCAAAGGTAGATATTTTAAAATTGAATACTTTTAAAATTATTGATGGCAGTTTGCAACGAGCAAGTACAGTGATGTTTGATAAGGTAATGCTATCACCTAAAAAACCTTTTCCAGATGAACCCGTCTGCGTTCACGTAGATAATGACTACTACCTTATTGATAAATCCTTTGGTGATATTTTTGATGGGAAATGGCTTGTTAATATTGAAGGTAAAATTGGCATTCGAGAGTTAACCCGCATTCCAGTTCAACGCGTTCGTGTATCTGGCGTTGGTATGGCTTTTGATTGCGACTTAAAAGATCTAACAATTCTTGGACGAGTAATAAAAGAGATAAAGGATTATTGATATCACTCAATATAAAAAGAATGGCTATGGTGATGAATATGTTGCTGGCTATTGTCACGTAAGAAATGAACATCGAACTTTTGCCGTCGGTAAAATTCAAACAATGATGGCTAGTGATGGGCATAAAAAATATTACTTTCATGACTGGTTAATAAATGTTGCAGGTATAGATGTCAATCACTAAACAACTCGACGGGCGCTGGCGTTTAGATTTTTATCCTGAGGGTAAGAAAGATGGAAAGGGTAAGCGCATTCGAAAAACATTCACCACAAAAGGTGAAGCCATTGCCTATGAGCGCTACATCTTAGATAACGTAGATAACCAACCGTGGCTAGGTGAAAAGGAAGATAGGCGTAAACTCAGTGAGTTAATTGATACTTGGTATAATTCTCATGGAGTTACTATTGACGATGGTAGTAAAAGAAAATCGGCTATGCTATATGCTGCTGACTGCATGGGCTCCCCATTAGCATCTGAATTCTCCGCCAAGTTATTTTCATCATATCGCGAAAAACGTATCTCAGGAAAACTTAAACGAACCGAACGTCTGGAAGCTGTTTCACCACGAACCATGAATTTAGAGCTAGCTTATTTTAGAGCCATGTTTAATGAGCTAAAGCGATTGGGTGAATGGAAGCATGAAAACCCCGTTGAGTCTATTAGGCCTTTCAAAACCGAAGAAGCTGAAATGGCTTTTTTGAATCATGATGAAATTAATTTGCTACTTGAAGAGTGTGAGAGTAGCTCAAACAAACATTTATTAACGGTTGTTAAAATTTGCCTGTCTACAGGGGCGAGATGGTCGGAAGCTGAATCTTTAAGAGGTTCTAACGTCAGTAAATTTCGAATCACTTATACAAACACAAAGGGTAATAGAAATAGAACAGTTCCGATAAGCGAAGAACTATATAATCTAGTTACAGGTAATAAGACAAGAGGGTCTTTGTTTACTTCTTGTTATTCAGCATTCCGTACCGCCTTAAAAAGAACAAAAATAATATTGCCTGATGGTCAAATGTCACACGTACTACGTCACACATTCGCATCACATTTTATGATGAACGGTGGCAACATATTAGTTCTGCAAAGAATATTAGGTCATACTGATATAAAAATGACCATGCGTTATGCGCACTTTGCCCCTGACCATTTAGACGAAGCTGTAAGATTAAATCCATTGGCATTTAGTGAGAACAAAGGGGAATAATTGCCCCCTTTTTGCCCCCTCAAGATATGAATCCTTAATGTTATTTGATGCTATTTGTTTTTTAACTTTTTGTTTTTATTGCAATCTATTGTTTTTACTTATGCTATCATATTACTCATAATCGCTTGGTCGCTGGTTCAAGTCCAGCAGGGGCCACCAGAATTATCAAGGGGTTGCATCAAAAGTGCGACCCCTTAGTTTTTTCTAGGATACCCATAGGATACCTTCTGGCAATAGCGTGAGGTATAACCGATTAACACCGCTACGGTAATGAAGCGTTCTCGTATTTCCCTCTGTGACACTTATCACATTCCCTGAACATTAAGATGCCTAGATAAATAACAAACAGATGGATGATTATTCCTGCGGCTTGTCGCGCACTTTACGCTCAATGGGTTGACCATTCGAATCAAAGTAGCGGCTAGGCCAGATTTCAGAGGGATGTATTTCGAGGTAGTTAGCGATAATCCATTCGCCTTTAGGCCACGGGCGAGAAAGTGTATTCGCTAATGTTGATGAACTGAGTCCAGCTTCACGGGAAACAGCCGCTAAGGTTGTACCGCGCTTACGTAATGCAGCAATAATATCGGCTTGATGCCAGTCATTTCTAACGTTATTCATTCCTGCTACCCCTTCCATTAATTTATATTGATGGTGGCGATCCAGACAGGGTTCTCACAACTGGGAGCTATCTTCCAGCGAGGCCGAAGCCTCCCCCGCCTGAACCGCCATTGAAAGGGCGATAGCAGACACACTGGTAGAAATTTCCTACCAGTGGATAGCTCTTTACAAGGGTGAGAATCCTTGACCATTGGATTTTGCCAATGGCGGGGCTACTTTAACTGATTGGTTTATCTGACTCAATAAGCAAACTCGTATAACCGCTTAACTTTTTGCGTTATATTCCAAAATATGTTCGACACTGTTACTATTTTTAGCTTAAAGTAAAAGCAAACTCTTCATTCTCTACTTGGCATACGCTAAAACACATTAGTAACACAATTAAAGGTCAGTACATTAAATGTTCTGACCCTATAAAAGGAGGTTTAGACGAATGAAGAAGTTATTACAGATAAAATTAAAAATATACTATGTCCTTAATATATAATGTTCATTTTCTATTTATACTTAATAATAATCTAATGAAATTAATTAAAGACAATCGATAGTGATATCAATCAAAATTATCTCTAATGAATCGACCTTGATTATCCAAATTGTCATTATGCCAACCTCTATTAATGACATGCTTTTCAGGTATAAACTTCCATATTCTTATTTTATGATTAAAATGATTAATAGCAGCTCCATCCATACCTGTAGATTCAAACCAGTTAAAGGCTTTTGAACCACGAGCTTGTGCATCAATATCCCTCAGAGCAGTATAAATATGCTTTGCTACTTTTAATTTGATTTTTTGTTTTTTTGTCATTCCACGTCGACCACCTTCTCTACGACAATGAAATTTATTACCATAATATCCAGCAGCTCCCATCATAAGGTCACAAACTTGTAACCTCAAAGAATGTGAACTATTTTCATACGTTACATTTAGGGTAATATCGTTTCTATCAAAGAATCTTGGTAGATCTTCAACAAATTGCTTAAGTTTATTTTTGTGTTTTTCGCTGGAATGGCCATCAAGTCTGATTAATATTTCAGTTCCGTTTGGATCTTGTGGTAAATGCTTTATGCCAAAGATATTCTTAATATATTGGTAGTACAGCTTGAACTGTACATCTAACTCAGATTCTTGTTCCGTTTGAGCAACATGAAAAGATCTATCTCTAAACATTTGTCTATATTTGATATCATTATTCAATATATAATGCTTGAGACAATCAATTAGGGCAATGTAGTATAATTCATTTTTTGGGGATACATTAGACCACTTAACTTCCTGTAATATATCAAAACGTGTTCTTACTCTCATTAAAGCTGTTTGCAGACTATCAATATTGGACTCCAATCCCATTATCCCGCCAAAAAAACAATGATACCTATTTGGTGGAGGAGTTCCGTGTGTCCATGCTTCATCTGCAAATATTTGATATTTAGCCATAAAAACTCCAAAAAAAAACCCATCTTCCTTAAGAGCGCCGCTTGTCGTACAACAAGAAGCTCGGGAATCAGGGTTCTTTGATTAGTATTAACTATATAAAAAAAAAATACAACTATTTTACGCCTGATTAATTCTTACATGTTCATGAAAAATACATACATACCAAAGCTGCATACTTATATACCAGAAAAACATAACAAATGTCACATCATCACCAGTAATTATTTATCATATATTTTATTTATACTATTCAATTCTAACTAATTAATTCCCCAATCAATCAATTTCAAGTTGAAATAGTGACGATTGTATTTTTATTTTCATAATAATTAAAACAACCACAATTTTAATATATACGCATTAAACTTGAAAATGCATGAGAGGATATAATTCATCTTGTTGATTTTTAATATTAATTTAAAAAACCAGCACCTTGAAGTTAAATGAGTATATTACTTATATTCCATCAAATAAGGCCAATCGCTTCTGTTGTTCCTCACTTATTGTAAATGCAAATTCTTCATGCTCAATCTGCCATGTGCCAAAACTCATCAGGAATGCAATTGCGGGATCGATTTTATTTGCTGATTTCTTCTTATTCGGTTTGATATTGGCATTCGCGTCAATTTCCATCACCACATTGGACATTGCCCACATGAGCACCGGATCGCCATTGTGACGAATGACCTTACGATTTACGAATACCTCGGCAAATTTTGCCACAGGGCTAAAGCGCATATAAGTTTGCGGGAACGGCTCAACGTCCAGCCCAGCGCCTTGTAGTTGCGTTCTTAAGTGAGTGGCATTCCATGTATCAAAGCCCACCAGCTTAATATCAAACTGCTGACTGTCGTTGAGAATATCATCACGGATACGATCATAATCAATGCAGTCGCCTGCTGTGGTGCGTATCCAGCCTACTTGTACCCATTGATGATAAACCGCCCGATTCTTGTTGGCTGGGTTTTGTAACTGGGCTTCGGGCAGGTAATGGCGGGTCAGTACTAACAGTTCATTATCCACGGGGAACGTGTAACAAATGCTGGTGATATCACCTGTTGAAGATAAATCCAGTCCAGCGTAACACTCCAGTCCTTTAAGATCTTCTTCATCATAATCACTCTGGCAGGCTTTCCATGCGCCTTCCCCCATCCACGGGGTTTCGCCCTGACACCAGATATTAAAGCGTTTGGTTAACATCTCCGTCCATTGGGAGGGAATGCCCCGCGCTTTCTGGATAGTGTCATGTAAGGCTGCACCGTCTACCGATACATCAAGATTAGGGTTAGCTTTTATCCAAAGAGCTTCATCATCAATCTCGTTCTCGTCGTCCAGTTCGTAAATCAGGGCGAACAGGGATTCGTTTTGTTCTTCGCCATCCAGAGTATCTGACAGCAATAATCATAATGCTGTTTACAGGCTGAAATAACGTTACTGCCCGCTGTGGTAATGGCAAACAGGATACCTTCGGGGCGTGCGCCCATCCCCAGCTCAAGTGCAGAGTAAACCACATTATCAGGGTGTAAATGATATTCATCGACAATCGCCAAACTGGGATTTGTGCCCTCAATCGTAGCGGCTTTGGCTGCCAGTGGTTTTAACAGGCTGTTGTTTTTGGGATAGGTGACTTTGTGTTGCTGGATAGTTACCCGTTTTTTCAAGGGCTTTGATAACAAGCTCATCTGGCGGGCATCATCAAACACGATACGCGCCTGATCACGACTGACGGCGGCGGTGTAAATATCCTGCTGCCCTTGTTCCATCACCAAGAACCAGTTAGCCAAAATTGCGGCAACGGTAGATTTTGCATTTTTGCGCGGCACCTGAATATAAGCACTGCGATATTTTCGCCGTCCGGTCGCTTTGACTTTGAAGCCGAACAGGTTAGCAAAGGCGAATTGTTACCACGGCTCAAGCATGATGGGCTTACCGCGCAAGTGGCCTTTGACATGCGGACAGACACGGGAAAAGGCAATAAAACGCTCGACCACTGCCGAATCAAACACATAAAGCGGGTTATTCAGGTCGTTAAGGTAGCGTTTTACGGCTTGTTTTACACGCTTACAGGCCGGAATTTTACCGTTTTCGATATCAAAAGCGTACTGTTCCCAAGCATTCATAGGCGATCCAGCTCGTCTTCTTCCTCAGTTTCCACCGGATTTTTACGCCGTGATACGGGATCAAAACCCAACAATGATGACATTTTTATCATGATTTTTTCGGCATCGGCTTTGGCACTTAATGACGGATTTCGGCTCTCGCTGCCCTGACTATTAATGATACTAAATCCCCTGATATCAAGGTCTGCCACCGCTTTTCGGTAAATGGCATAGTTCACGCAATAGAGTTCTAGATTGTTCCAGTCAGCGGCGTTCAGGTCTTCCCGCTCACTTAAAATTTTACCTTTAGCCTTCCATTGACTGGCAGCGATATCATTAAGGTAAGTTGGCGGTTTTGGCGCTCTTGTCATGATTTTTTCCTTGTCGTTTTATTTTCAAAAAAATTGCCGTGCGTAAAAATTGAAGGAGGGGGCGGTTCCGCTGGAAAGGACATTTGTCATTTTTGATACCCCCACCTCGTTATTTCATTGAGTGATTATTTTTTGTTAACCAGTCACGATACTTTACAGCTTCAGTTTCCTGCTGCCGATAAATCCTCTGCTTGCGCTTCGCTCTGGTGATGGGGTCAGTCTGCACGGTCTTACGGTTATGGCAGGTCTGGCATAACGCTTGATGGTTCGATGCAGGACAGAACAGCACATCAGCGTCACCCTGTATCGGGATAATGTGATCCACAATGATTGCAGGTGTGTAAATACCCTGCTGTAAACAATGGGCACATAACGGGTTGGCTTTCAGGTAGTGCAGCCGATAGCGTCCCCATCGATTGCTGTAACCTCGCTGGATTCGGGTGCCGCGTTGCTTATCCTGCTGGCGTCTGGCTTCTCGCTGGTGTTGCTCGCACTCGCATCGGCCTGATTTCACTCGCTCGCGACAGTGCGGATAGCTACAACGTTTCAACGGTTGCCACGGCATCAGTAAACGCCCACATCACGATAGACAGACCACAGCTTCCAATGTCTTGCTTCCCTTGATTCCGTCCAGCCAGTCAGGTGCTTTAATCACACCCGCCGCCATCATACCGTCTCTCATGATACTTGCGCTGTGGCACTGTTGTGCCAGCCCCAAACCCAGTGTTTCACGGCAAACGGTGACAGGAGAACGCCCCAAAAATCCATCGTCGGTGGCATAGCGCAGATGTAACACTTCTTCTTGTAGGTAGGTTTTGACCTTGCCGCTATAAGGCTCGGTGATGGTATACGCGAACCGATGATCGGATAATCGTTGTGGTACGACTGCTGACGGCGGGTAAGGGTGTAATGACTGTGGCTGCCCATCCCGTCCCCAAACAATCACCGCATACGCATTGCCATTCAGCAGGCAATGACGCATCAGAGTTCTTTTGAACTGATACGGTGTCTGGCAGTCATTCGGGCACTCATTCAGCAGATAATCAACGGGGTGATCACTCAGCCATTCGCGGGATTCTTTGCCGTTCTGGTGTTGAACCCGATAGAGGTAGCAAGGCATGGAAGCCACCGCTTCACTAATCACCGTGACAGCGTTCATCACTGCGGGTAAACCTTCCGCTGTAGACGGAGAAACATGCTCGCCCGATTTGGTATTAGCCATGCCTGCATTCATCCAGCGTTATGCTGCGGGTTTCAGGGGGTTTTCGTGTAAAAGGCCACATCATTACACCTCAGACAGTTGCAGCCAGTAATGACGCAAATCCACAAGGCAGGGTTTAGCGGCATTCAATGAACGCTTGGCAATTTCAACGCCACTTTCAAGATAGGCAGGTAAGCTGGTTATGGTGATTTCCCGTAATTCAGCCTCCAACACGGTTCTGATATAAGGTGTCTGACTGGTATCCCACTGATCTTTAATGGCACGAAAACCAAAGGACATGCCTTGTATATCCCCGCGTGCAACCAGTGTTAATACATCGTGCCCCAATTGGGTATCTGGCGGCGTTAATTCGAAACGTAATCCGGTGGCATCTTCGGCAAGCTGCAACGTACCGGATGTGGTACGGCCTAACAGGTTCATCGGATCATGCTCATACAATGCCCTGATATCAGCTCCTGTCGCTAAACTGGCGTTAAACGCGTTTGGTACGAACTGTTCGATAAACTCATCCCACAGCACGTGTGATCGGCTGTTCCACTTAATCACATAGCCTGTCAGCGTCTTATCACGGGCAGACAATGTTGTTGTACGGATTTCAAAATCATGCTTCATTGATGGACTCCAAGGCTTGGAGAGGGGCGCAATACCCCTCCTGCTTAGTTGCTGGACGCTTTCACTTCCAGTACCTTAATTGCGTTGGGATCCACCAGCCCGCCACCCAGATATTTATCGGTATGTACCTTATAAAATCCCGGCTCGGTGATATTGTCAGGACGAGTACGAATGCCCGTTTCATGGTCAACAATAAAATAGCCCCGTTTGAAGTCACCCAGACCGATCACACCTTCCGGCATAAATTCGAGATAGTGGACAGGCAAGCCCAGCAGCATATCGGGATCACCCGCCTGTAAACGTTCCCGCCAGATATAATCACCATTGCCGTTTTTCAGTTTCTGCACCTGAGCAGCGGTGCCGGAGTTCATCACCCGGACAGCATTTTTACGGTATTTGTTCTTGAGCAAGAATTTCAGGTCAATCAGGCTATCGGTGGAAAGTGCGGTTACTTCCAGCTTTTGCAATGTGCCAAATACGCGAATTTTGTCGGCTTGGGTATCACGGGGATAAGACAAAAAGCCTTTGGATTTTTTATTGCCGTCACCGTTGACGAGATCCGTTTCTTCGGTATCGACAAAGGTGTCTGCAATCTCTGAGGTCAGCCAGCCCAAGATATCGACATCACTAAAATCGATAACCTCTTGAGTAGTCTTCGGATAAGCGTAGATGGGGAATAGTTTGATACTGACTTCTTCCATTTTTGGCGTGGCAGTCTCACTATGTGCCTTGCCTTCTTCCCCGTGGTCTACAGCTGCGCCCCCGACCGAAGCAAGTTGTTTATATTCATTGCCGTGTGTGGTTTTCATTGTACAGATCCGGCGCATAACTGACTCATCAATTAGTTGTTGCATGATTTGTTTGTTCAGCTCAGGGATAACGGTATAGCCACCGTCTGAGGAAACCGCCGTAGACAAGGTGCGGGTTTCGCCCGTCACGATGTAGTGGCGCAATTCGTCATTGCTGAATGTTTCACTGGCTGGCTGTTTTTTTGCCTGACGGCGTTCTTCATCAACCAAAGCCTCATAACGGGCAATTTCAGTATTCAACGTGTCGGACTGGCTGCGCAGTTCGTGGAACTGTTTGGCTTCATCGGTATTGAGTGGGCGCTTTTCGTCTTCCGCTTTGGTGAGCAGCGAACGCATTTGATAGGTTAAATCGGATTTTTGTTGGCGTAATTCGAGTAATTTTTTCATGTTTTTTAGTGGTTGTAGTTATATATCAACACTATTTAACAACATGAAAAATAATAAAAAGCCTCTGAAACTCAAAGGCTAAACATGAGAAAACATGAGTGCGAAATATTTACAAAAATTTTCATTCACAAAGTGATAAATCTTTCACGTAAGTTGTTGGTGACATCCACGATATTTTATCACATGTTAAATAGCCATCATTTTTTAACTTATAACCCACATAAAAAGAGATAGGTAAACTAATGATAAATGATGCAATCATCAACTTACTTAAGTAATTAACAATCAACTTGTTAAATTTAGGTAATCTATCAAAGATAAAGAAAAAAATAGAGGCCGATAAAGAATAAAATAATAGAGGGGAAGACATAACACCTATAACTACAGTGCCAGAAAATGTTATATCATCTTTCATTAGTATCAATGAAATAGCAGAATCAATAACGAAGCTCATCATAAATGCCATAAATAATAATAGTAGTAGCGTACCTAATGCTTTAAAGTATTTACTATTCACCTAATTTTTCCCATCGCATTAAAAATATATTTTGAGTCTGCTTCCGGTGTTCTGGGCTTTCTTTTCATTTCTTCTTTTAAAAATGCTATTACCTTTTCGCTTAGCCCATATTGTTTATCAATAAAATCCAGACCATAAGCTACTGCAAAACCAGTAAGCAAAACTATTCCGGCAACGGCAATAATACTACCACCTAAAGCGGCTGTAGCAATTAAAACTGACCCTACAGCCCAAGAGGCTGTCGCGATAATAGCGGTTTTAGCCATATCCATTGTTATGTTTCCGATAAAATCGGCTAACGTATATTCATCCTTAAAAATACTTTCTATCACTCGATATCCAATAGAAAAGATGATGCTGAATCTAACACCGCTGATAATACTTGCATTAAGACCCTGTTGCCCTATTCCCATGGCTAACATTTGAGGATGATTGGCACGATATCGTGTACCCATGATACGTTGTCTGAGGCCAGCATATCCTGACAGGTGAATATACCTATTTCCATTTGCCCCCACATGTATTGTCGCGGTGATACTTAATCTCCTAAACTCTCTGCAAACTTCAGAGAACCCATGTGCATCATAAATATTTCCGGCATAAGCAGATATAGGATCTGTGACAGAAAATACATACGACATTGGATTTTTTTTCTTGCTTTCTTCCTCCGAGCCTCTTGCAAATGCTTCTCCATAACTTGGGTTTTGTGGATGGCTAGGACTGATATCCTCAATAATACTTTTGGCTTGCGCTAATGTAAGAACAAAGTGATATTGGGTATTATCCCTCAATACTTTTTCTAGCCCAATGGCATCAAGAAATTCATGCTGAGGCTTTAGCTGATTAATCCCCACATGCCCCCTTAAAACATCCCCCATATAGCCATCCCAAGTGGGATTATATTTCCTATGTGTCATTCCTTAATTCTCCGTAACATCCAATATCAATTAATAATTGATTGATTGACTTGTGTCATGCATCCCCAATGCAGCATCAATTAGGCAGGATATAACAATAATACTTATCTATTCCAGCATGGATAAAAGTACACCAGTAGAATTGTGATTAATCTCTATTCTTAAATAAAATCAGACAATTACCTAATTGATATTTCAGGTAGTACAAAAGATAAAAGCTCATCCAATTATTTTTCTCATGACCACGACGCTATATAACTGCATCAATTTCCACGGGATTACGGGATAAATGTCATTTTTACCTTATATTTCATTCGATTAACTTATCCCACATTATCCCGCTTATCCCGAAACGCAGTAGCAATATTTTTAATTCTTTACTATTCAATGAATTATATCCTGCCAAAGAAAAAATGTTTTCGGGATAATCCCATTGTCACGCTAATACTTTATCTATAGTTACATCAAGTTACGAGATGTAATGGGAATGTAATGGGATAATTAGAATATATATAACTTACTGATATTTAACCAATTAAATGTTTATTATCCCGCATTCCCGTTATCCCAATGTTTTCTTTTTTACGTGAGGGTTAATCTTCATCATTGAAAACCAGAACCACAAACCGCCCCTGAGTGCCATTCACTGAAATAGTTTTACTGATAAAGCGGTCTTTCTCGGCTTTAATTAACATTCCAGCCTCTTCTAAAGCCTCAAATCCTGATCTCTTCTGTAATCCCTGCAAGATTTCCTCTTCAAATACGCTGGGGATAATGTGATATTCCGTCTGTCCATCATCACGGCGGTTATGTACCAGATAACCCGCGAGATTGTTAATTCTCATGGCGTTAACAGTGTCTATGTTTCCATTCAGTTTCCCATAGGTATAAGGTTGAAAACGCGACAAGCCGTATTTCTGGATAAAGTCACGGGCACGGGTGATGACGTGATATTTTTCACGGTTCCCGATACCAAAATCCGCTAACCAGTCATCAAAACTTTGCTTTATCGCGCTGTGGCAATCTTCCTTACTCCAGCCTGTAATATGGGTTGCCAGTTCTCCGGCAGCATCCAATAAAGCAAAGCGAACAGCAACACGCTTTACTTATGCTGTAGCTTCTTCTGGCAGGCTATCAAGCTACTCTTTTTCTTTACGAGTTACCGTTTCTATTGCCTGTTCCTGATTTTCAGACAGCCACATGATCCACGCCCGCCCAGCCGTGCCACAATAACGTTTTGATTCGCGTTTGATTGCCCTTGCGTGTGCATAACCATCCTCATAACCATTGAAAAACTCCGTATCAATAAACGGCACACTCAACAGCCTGACTAACTGCCCTGCCTTTGGGGTAATTCCACCTTTTATCAGGAAGGTTTCTAAATCTTCCTCTCCCGTCGAAAGGGCGGCTATCTTCCAGCGAATAACCGCACGGTTTCCACCTTCCCGTTTCCCCTGAATTTTGCCGACACCATTAAATAAGCTGTAGGCACTGTTTGCCACTTCCTTCGGATTAGCGCTTTGCCCGATTTCATCAATCGGCAAAAAACCATCATTACGGGCTGCCGCCTCGTTATTTAAACCGTGATGGGTGCCATGCCATGATAATTTCAGTTCTTCGGGATCACCGTATAAGCTACTGGCGGCTTCAACGGTAGTCGTTTTACCTGCTGAGGACTGGGCGAACAAATGCACACCAAAACAGCTCCCCCCTGTTAACGAGTTGAGCGGCGCAGCTAATCCCACCAGCACCCCCAGCATCATTGAACGGTTGCCTTTCATCAATGAAGCAACGCGGTTTTTCCATTCGTCAGCCGCTCCCCTGACCACATAGCCCATAACCGCCGATGTCCCATCACAGAATGCGACAGGCATATACTGTTGACCGATAATCTCACCATCCGGCATGACATACGCCCCACAGTGCCAACCTGCCGTTTGTGTGACTTCCCACTGGCGGCGATCTCCGCTGCGCCGTAAGTGGTCGGATAAAATCGGTAACAGGCTATTTTTGGTTGTGATATTAATTCCCCTCGAACGCAACCGCGCCCAACCTATCGGCATCCCGATTTCACGGCGGGGTAAGGCTTCAAAGGTCAGTTTGTCTGTGCCTTCCTGAGATAACCTTCCCCGCCATCGTTACCAATACCGACGACTTCCATGTAATCACTCAGCCATTTTTCAATCTCAATGATTTCCCCGTTCTGTTCTTTAGGTTCGACCCAATAAATACCGCCCTTTCGTGTATCAACATGTGGCTTTAACGGATCGTGTTCTTTTTTCTGGTATTCGACTGATTTTGGCACGGTTTTTTCTTTTCCTATCTGACATAATCCTTCACTCAACGCTTGCTTTGCTGCCTCAATGCAGTGACGCTGGCGATAATCATCCCAATCGGCTTTTTCTTTAGTCGGTGGTAAAGATACCCACCCACAGATAGAGCGGCCTTTTCTGCGGCAATCTTGCCGACGTTCTTTTTTAGTTTGCCGTTTTTGTCCCGTTCGCCTTGTTCGTGCCAGTCATTATCAGCCGCAAGAATGATTTTCGCGTTTGGCCATTGCTTTCTGACCAATTTATTATTTTCTACCAAGCCTGCATGTTCCAGTATGGCTTGTTCTATTCTTTTAGCTGGCTCCTGCAATTCATCAGCACCAAAATGTAAATACCCCTGAGTAACATCAGCACTGCGTAATATTCTGTGATTCAT